GATTTTAAAGTATTGGAGTAAGTAGCATGAATGCCCCCGTGCCATCGGTGTTTTATCATCAAGTTACGGTTTATCATAACTGACATACAAAACAACCAACGTGGAAAGTGGTCTTTTAAGCTAAATCCTGCGACGCCTTCGTATTCTGGTGCTAAGTTTGCAAGTTTACTTTCAAAGCGAGCGTCATGATTACCGAGTGTAAAAATACACTTAGCGTTACCTGCAACTTTTTCAATCTCACCAAGCCTGTCAGATACCGCCTCTAATTCTTCTTTCACAGTCGGCATTTTTACTGTAGACCAAGCAGACTTTGGGTAACGAGAAATTGAAGCCCCATCGAAAGCGTCACCGTTCATCACGATAATGTCGCATTTGTGTTTCTTAATTAGTTTCACAAATGCCTTGTGAGCTGTGCTGATTTCATCAGGCCAATAATGAGCGTCTGAAGCAACAAAAATAGTGGCATTATCTATGTCTACATCCATGCGACTCATATGGTCACGAACGTAATATTCGGGTGCGGTAACGTGGTCTGAAACTAAACGTATCTTGTATTTGTTCTCAATTCTTCTGCGTCTAAGGTAAACACCCCTGACTTCTAGTTTGAGTTTTTTGCTGACTGCTGATGCAGATTTAAGTTGATTCCACGCTTCTATAAATTCAACATCTTTGATTCTGTCGCTCATGAAAACTCCATTTAACGCTTTAAGACACCCTCAATCACGACAGCCGTCACTAAACCGACAACAATCCAAATGAGCTTATCTACCAGCCTAAACACAGCACCACGGCTAATAGTAACTTTTTCTACATCAGCCATACGGTCTTCCATGTTTAGCTGACGTGCATCGTATGTATCCATTCGGTTGAACAAAGTAATAATTCGTTCTTCCATACGTGCTAAAGAAACAACGGCTTCACTTAACTTATCAAGTTTCTGTTCTATGCGTGCCAGTCGTTGCTCTTCCATTTATTTATCCAACAAATATGTGTTATTAATAACACAAGTTTAATTTAATTTATGTGAAATACTTAGCTTTCTAATAACTTGTTTTGACTTGCAAGTAATTGACCTGTAGTCGCATTGGCTTGAACCATCTCATTACGAAATGACTCCACCGCAGCGCCTGTATGTCTCTGTTGTTGGCTGTTCTCAATAGTAAGAATAGGCATCCACGCAATCGCACAACCGTACTCGTCTATCTCTTTACCTGTATTTGGATTATTCCCTCGCAGTTGAGTAAACCACGCACACTTCATCTGTATGCAGTCTTTCTTAATAAGAGGGCAGAACGTACCTTGCTCTAGCTTCATGTTTTTGTACAGATAATTACGTCAACATACTGAACGGCTAAATCAAGGCTGTGTGTGTGCGCTGTGCCACCGCCAAGTGCAGATGTTGTACCTGATACAGAAACAGAGTGAGCGTGGTCGCCTACTGCATTGATAGATAAACCGTGAGCATGAGCGCCTCCAATATCAGTAAAAAGTGCGCCTTCTGGCCCACCAGCGCCTACAGATGCTCTACCAAAACTATCACCTGTGTTAGATGTTTGAATATTATGTTGATGCCCACCATGAGTATCGGTAGCACCACTATGGCTATGACCACCAGCATTGCCAGTCGAACCACCTCCACTAAATGTATGGGTGTGACTTGGTATTTGGTCTGTTGTAAGTGTCGTATTGCCAACGTTTTGCGAACTAAAGGCTGTCGTAAAGTTAACTGAACCTCCTGTACCTGCTGTTCCAGTCACTACTCGCAAAGATTTATTGTTATGAGTCGTGTCTTTTGTCCAACCAGTAGGTGCAGTTGATTGTTGAAATAATATTTTAGTGCCACTTGGTAAAGCATCAATTAGCCTACCATCTAGCGTAGAAGCACCTGACAATGCAGATGTACCTGTCACGGCTAAGTTACCACCTACGGTTAAGTTGTCACCCGATGCGCCTGTTTGAAAGTCTTTCAACTGTGCCATCAACTCGCGAAAAGCATTGTTTACAAGACCTGGTGACATACCTTCGGCAATGTTGATGCCGTCTATGTCGGTGTTGCCTGATGCCGTTGCATCAAACTCAGAGATTTTTGTCTTTGACATTATTGTTCCAATCCAAATACTGCACCATAACCGAGGTTCATCGCTTTGCGTTGTAACTCTTTACCTAATGGTTCCATAGAGGTTTCACTTGCCTTTGCCATTAACCGACTCGCTAACTTAGGGTCTAGCATTGCGCTGACTAGCAACTCTCGTATCTTCTCATCTGTGCCATTGTAAAGCCAGTTCATAGGAGCCGCTACTTTTTGCAACACAGACGGCACATCACCGAATATTTGTTTGCCAATAATGCCACCAATTACATTAGCTGTAGACATATTCTTAAATGTGTCAGAGCCTGGCATCTTAGTTGCGCGATTAAGCACGCCTTCGTCTAAATCCTTGGCAATCTTTTCAAGGACTGCGATTTGTGGCTTGGACAGTTTCTCAAAGTTCTTGCCTTCCTTCGCAGCGCGTATGGCTCTAGCAAACGATGGTTGAGACAGGATAAAACTGCCTGGGTTTTGCGGGTCAGGTATTGTGCTAATTACTCGTGACCTAAAACCTTGTGCGTCTTTCATGCTGTCAATGCCTCTACTCATAGCGGCATATTTACGTAAATAATCTCCGTAACCTGGAGCAGCCGACTCAATCACATCATCAACAGATTTAATAATTTCGTTAAGTTGATTGCGAGCCGCTGTGTACGCTGATTTTGGAGGGCCACCTTTACTAGACTTATCTAACAAACCAAGTGTTGCATCTCGTAAGTCTTTACGTATTTCGTACAAATCTCGTGCGGAGGTGGCTCGTTTGACCTCTTGCAAAGCGTCTGTAACAACTTCTTGAACAGTTGAACGCTTACCGACTGGAGAATTCAATATATTTTTTACCGTTTTGCCGACTACTAAATCAACAGCCGAGCGAAACGTATTAGGGTCAACGTTAGACTGTGCAAATGCGTTTTCACGCAATGGGTCTGTGATTGCGTTTCGTCTAGCTTCTGCCGCTGTAACATCTTCGACTTCTCTAGCCATGCGGTTAATGATATTCATACGCGCCTGATTTGCAGTAGATTGTTGCTCTGCAAAACGACCCGTCATATCAAGACCCTTAATAGGTGTCTCGGCTGATATTAAGCCCAAGTCTTTTGTAGCTTGTGCGGTAGTCGGTTGATAGCCTGGGACTTTCTGTTGATAAGACTCCCCACGCTGAATAGCAGACGATGGGTTACGTGCTAGTCCTGTTAAGACTTCGCCAGCAATCTTATCTCTGCCAAGGTCTGTAAACGGTTGCACCATTCTCTTAGCGAGTTGCGGCGTCTTGCTAGCTATCATAGAACCACCTGACGGAGCAACCATACCTGCGGCAAGCCCTAACCCCATCTGCGCTAATGGAGGCGCACCGCCCTCTCTAGCCGCGCCTGATGCACCCGCACCGCCAATAGCGCCAGTTGTCTGTAAGCCTAAATTCTGCATAAGCGCGGCTAAAGACTTTGGAGCAAGTGTTTGTGCTAGTTTTGCTGTACCGCCTACGCCTGCCATAGCCGATGCAACGTCTTGCGACACGCGCTCAGTTGGGGTGCGTGGCTGTGGCACACCTGCCGTGTTCATTAGGTTTTGTAAAGACTGACTTGCAGGAGGAATGTTTGTTCCCGCAATCATATTAATAAGCTGATTCATTGCATCGCCAGCCATCATTGGGATGGCAGACGCTCCTGTAACTGCGGCACGACCTGTTAATCCTGCTTGTCTACCAAGTTGTGCCATACCCGTAGGTTCAGGCGCAAATTGGTCTTTAGGGTATGAGATGTCAATCCCTGGTGCGGACTCGGTAACCGTTTGACTTTGCTGATACAGCCTAGCCGCTTGCCTATTTATTTCATCCTGACCCATGCTTGCAGGGAAAGCTACTTGCCCAACATTAGGAATTTCTACGATAATTTCTTCCATTATCTTTCCTCTACTTTGCCCGTTGCAGGGTTAAATACCTTGGTCTTAGGCTTTGTTGTAGATTGTTTTTCAGCTATGCCCGCTTTCTTTTTCATAGCCTCAGTTGCAATAGCCCTTGCCTCGCGTTTTTGTTGAATAACGGCATCAGAATCGCCTACCTGTGGAAAATAAAGACGAAACTCAGCTATCATTTCATCTTTACCAATTACAGCGCCTGACTCGCTACGTAACTTAGACCTAATCCAATCATCCGCAGCTTGCTCGTACTTCTGCGTATCCTGAGACTGCACACTTCGCCTAAAAGAATCACCGACAAATGGCATAGCACCAGCCAAGGCAGAACCTACCTGCGGGTATTCGCCCTTATCTTCTAGTGGGTCAAGAATTTTTGTAGCAGCTTCCATACGGTCATAATATCCAACCGAGGTTTCTTGTGTAGCAGTTGGTTTAAAATCTTTTGGAGCGCCTGCGCCTACATCTGAAATAACCCGCCCTGTGTTTAAATCTATAACGCGCTGTACAGGTTGACCATTTTCTTGCACAGTTACTAATTGTGGGTTTACATTTGCTTCGCCCACAAAGTTAGGGTCACGAGTAATCTGTCCTGTTTTTGGATTAAATATTGTTCCAGTTTTCGCATCAAATTGTAAATTAACAGATGGCGCAGACTTAGGTGTTGTAGATTCTAATGCTTTCATAATCGCACCTACCTTTTCAGGGTAAGCCACGGCTAATTGACGCATCATGTCATAGTTAATCTTACCGCCCTGTATAGCGTTTGGCAAGGCATCCTTAAACGCTTTTTCGGCTTCTGTAGCTTGCATCATTTGCTCAAACTCACGACCTTGCAATGCCTGTTGTTCAGCGCCTTTAAGTGATTCTTGATACCCACCAAGCCCTGCCATACCAGCTTGCCCTAAAACTTGACCCGTGCCAACAGGTTGAAAAGATGGCCCACTTGCCATTAAGCCCATTAGACCAGCCTGTAGCAAGCCCGAGTTTAATGCACTTTTTTGAGCCGTTTTATAATCTTCTTCACCGAGCAGACTTTGTAAATAATTAGCCATGTCGTTGCCTTTATAGTAATGAAATAGGTCTATTAGCAGAGCGTCTACGAGAGCCTTGCTGTTGATATAACTCTTCTAGCGGGTCAGTCATAGCGATAGCTTGCCCTTTCCTAATTGATGGTGCAGACATATCGTCTTGTGGTTGTTTTGTTCCACCCATCTTTCCTAACATAGGCGCTAAATTTGAAAATGAATCTAATAGCCCTGCCGTTCCCGTTTCCGCAAGAACAGGCGCTACGTTACTTGCAACTAGGTGAGGTGCAGCCCAACTTGCTGTAGAGGGCAACGCGGCAGATGCAAATTCAGGCAATAAGCTAGAGGTAATCGTTGATTCTAAGGCAACAGGAAATGCTTGCGCCGCACCACCCGCCGCGCCACTCGCCGCACCGCCAGCACCGCCAGCAACTCCGCCCAAACCGCCACCAATTCCCCCCGTAATACCACCCATAAGCGCTCCCTGCAAAGGGTCGCCTCCTGTGAGTGCAGATGTGCCACCACCGATTGCCGCGCCAATTAATACAGGTTCTAATCCACTCATACGTTACCCCAATAATCCAAGACCAGCACCAGCCGCCGCACCAAGCCCACCGTAACCCTCTGGAGCTAATGCCGCACCCGCCGCCGCACCTGATAATGCGCTACCGACTCCACTTTTATAAATAGGTCTTGATGTTTGTGAACCCATTGGTGCGCCATACGCGGCAGACAAGTAAGACTGAAGTGCTGAGTAAGGCGCGGCTTGTTCAAAGTTGAATCGTTGCATCGCATCACCCAATGCCAATTCTTGATAACCTTCTTGCATTTGACCTAAATCAATTAAGCGCTGAATGTCGGCATAGTCTTGAGATGCCATGTCGGGTGACATACCCGCCGCTTGTAATTGACGCTGATAATCTTGTGCCGCTGTTTGACCCAAGCCACTCGCCGCGCCCAATTGTGTTTGCAACGATTGGTTAGACAATTGACCAAGGTTTTGAATAGCGTTCTCTTGAAAGCCACGCTCTTGACCGTAATTTTGGTAAGCTAAGTTACCTGCGGTATCAGTAAGCGCTTGAGCATATTGACCCATTGCACGGTCTTGCAAGTTACCCATCGCACCTGAACCGTAACGCCCTGCCTGTGATGCTTGAGAATTAAGCTGTTGAATTTGGTCTTGAAACTGTGTTTGTGCGCCACGCGTAGCGGCGTCAAATGCCCCGCTAAAGAACGGATTGCCACCAAGGTAACCACCTGTTGCTGTGTTTGCCGTTAAGCCCATAGCGGGGTTATACGCGGCTCGGTTATAAATGTCACCAAACGCACCTGTAGCGGGGTTGATTGCTGTCTGTAAGTTACCGACCACGTTTTGTGCGCCAGCAACAAGTGGCGAACCCGCTAAAGCTCGTTGTTGTGCCATCTGCATACCTTGTTGGGTCATATCAGATGCGCCAACGTAGGTTTGCCCAGGGTAAAACTGAGTTGGCCCAGACTTGTACAGGTCTTGCGCCTCTTGCAATCCATACTGCACGTAAGGTGCAATTGTCGGGTCTAACTCTGTCTTAACTGTCTGTGTACCGCTCGAACTAGGACTACCGCCCATAATCAATCTCCTTCGCCCAACTACGGGGCTTAAAACCTAACTTTGGGGCAACCTTTGACCACGCGGGTCGCCATGAATCAAATGTAATTCGCTCCGCATTTGACGCTCTTGCAATCTCTTCAACCTTCTCAAACCAAACTTCAATCTCGCCTTGTAGACTGCCAGATGCACACCATACGTGGAACGCATTGTTAACCGTTACACCCACAATAAAGCCGACTGTATAGTTATCTTTGTTCGCTAACCATAACCCTGCCTTATTGTTTACTAAACTTGCATACACGTCTTCAGGTATCCAAGGCTCTTGGGTCTTTTTTAACAAGTCACACAAGCCACCCCTAACGTATGCCCAAACGTTCCTAATCTCTTGAGTCTGAACGTATTGAAATTTCATGCAACCACCACGTAAGCATATTGCTTATCAGCATCAGAATTAGCCCAATGATTGATTGTAGCTTGTCCGTTCGTCTGATTGGTGATATATACATTACTGTATGCTTGCGGAGCTATATAACTCATTTTAGCAATAACGGCAGGTATTGACGGTCTAGGTATCACAACGTCAGCAGGGAAGTTCTCTAATACTACCGTTGTTGCGCTAACGTAACCAACTATTTCTACGTAATCGTTTGCTTCAAGCTCTAAGTAAGTATTAAGAACCCCCACCACATGCGATGGTTCAGTTGCTGACTTTCTAATTGGCATAAAAAACTTTCTTGCACTTTCAGGAACGTCTACTCCATTCACTCGATACCAAATGTCGGCAAATTCCACAACATTAGATAAACTACTTAGCAATAAAGATACAAATACATCATATATACCCGCATTGCGAACATTTAACCGTGTCGTGTTGCTTCTATATATACCGCTTGCAATCATAGTCGAATCAAATTCAACAATGCCAACTACGCCATCACCCGATGCTAATTGCCCTGTATTGTTACTAAACTCGCCATATGGGGCTGTATCTGTAAACGCAGAACCTGACGCGGGTAATAATATAATCTTACTGTCTCGACTAATGAGTGGGTCATACAACGTAGTCGTGGTCGCGTTACCCGTTGCAAGCGTAATAAGACCTGTGTTATTGGTTTTGCCCGTTAACACGCCATTCATAACCTCCGCGACTTCACGCGGTGACCCGCCCTGCGGAGGCAACCTTCTAAACATTATCTATTGCTCACAGATTGAGTCTCAACGTCAACAGCCATAACATTGCTCCAAGTGCCAGTTGGTACTATTTTAAACCTATGATAGCGACCTACAGACCTTAACGGCACTCTGTTTTCAGTACTAGCGGGTAATTGGCTACCAAATACAACATCTGCATCTAATCGGTTACGTGATGCCACCGCAACGCTTGCAGAACCACCATCTACCTGTGGATAAGCTAGTTTTGCAATGCTTTGCATACCGTCTTGTATGTCACCCGTAATAATTTCTGAGGGCATAGGCGTGCCACCAAACAAGATAATTTTATCGTTACGCACACCCGATAAGATAGCTTTGCCACCCGCCCATAATCGAGAATCTAATGATGCAGGAACACTCTCTATGCCACCATATATGTTTAGTTGCTCAAGTGTCGTACCTGTTGTCGTGCTTGGCGCAATATAGTTGCAAGTCGTTACACCGTGCGACCAACCGTTGACCTTCCAGTTATATATTAAAAAGGATAAAAACCCACTCGTATTAGGGTAAACCCATATAACAATTTGTCTCTCAGGGTCGATAGTGGCGCTCATTTGATTTAATGTGATTTCTACTACGTCATTAAAGAACCATCTGTCTACCTTTTCGCTACCAATGCTCATAATAGCCGTGCCATCGCAGACATAAAACCCGTCAGATGATAAGAAATAAGTCTTATTCTCATATTGAGCAACGGAGTTTGGCTCGTAGCAACCAAGGGTTTTAGAAAGTGTGTCAAACTGAAAGAATAATGGTGCGCCAATGTATGACATACGCACAACAGATTTTTCAAGCAGGACTAATCCAAACTCACCGCCCGTAATAGCTTGTATATTTCCACCGTCAGGTATTACTTGGAAGTCTGATTGTGATGTTGCCCCCGCAGTCCAAAGTGTTTCATTGTTAATATCTGACCAATAAATTTTATTTGGCTCGCTCGTATTTCGACTTGCAACAACAAAGTCACGCACAACCGTCACATAAGACGCAACAGGAGCATCGGCTGATAAGTCAGCCCAATTAGTAGACGTTCCAATTACCCACGACTGTAGCTTGTTTTGACCGTTAGCCCCAATTAAGGTGTTGCCAAACTGTATAAAGTTCCATCGTGTTGTTGATACATAGTCAGTCAGAACTGTAGCCACTAAGTACGAAACATTATCTAAGTCTAAATTGTTAGCATTAAACTTGTAGATTCTATTTTCGCTCGCTGCGAACAATTGAACCGTGTCACCGAACTTGCCCGCAATGGTTGTCAGCAATGGCTGTGAGGCAGAGTTTGAAAAGTCTGTTACGGTTGGGAATGGCCCATACCCCGATTGTTTTGGGAATACATTAAATGCTTCTTGTAGCGCACCCGTTAACCCTGGCTGGTCTGGTAGCCACTCACCTAGAACTAACCGTTTCGTAGCCATATATTTGTCCCTTGTGGCAGTACAGACCAATTTTCGCCAATTAACTCAATGTCAACAATGTAACTAGCATTACCATCTATGTTAGCAGATGTAAAGGTGGTTCTCTGAACAAACAAATCAACAGTTGCCAAACCTTCTAAGTCTGCAAATGCTGAATAAATAGCAACAGACGAAAAATCAACATCAGCCTCGCCAATAACAGAGCTAGAAACTAAGCGTAATCGAATAGCAGAACCGTCTGTTGTAGCGTCACCAGTAATAGATGCGTCTGTAAAGGTGAACCTATTTGCATCAATATTGACAATTGCAACACTCGTAACGCTTGCAGATGCCATTGCTGTTTTTAATAGCTCAATGTCAACTTGAGCATCACCAAACACAGACAGGTCAACAAACACTAAACGGTTTGCATTGAGATTGACAGTAGCAACACAATCAATATTGGCAGATGAAAAGAATAGACCAATTGTGTCAAGATTAACTGTCGCTAAACCGTTAGCAGAACCCGCAGCGGTTTTATCATCCCTATTAGACGTTGAAAGAGGTAATTCTGACAGCGCAGAGAATCCTAACATATTACCCCCAAACGCGCATTGGGTATGGCTGTGGGTCGATAGAGAATGGCTCTAGTGGCTCTGAGTTTTCGTTACCGACAACACGCACGTTTACAAACCAACCTTCATATGGCACGGGTTCAGGAGGGTTCTCAGGGTCAACGATTTCCTGTGGCTCGTATATCACACCGATTGTGTCGATGTTTTGGTAATTAGCAACCTCATAACCCTCAACAGCTTCCACACCATTTTCAGGGTCAGCTTCTACTGCGCCTTCAATACGGTATAAGACTGTGCGTGATTCGGCTTCGTCTGTGAATTTTAGATATAGGTCGGTCATTTTGTTTCCTTTAACTTGTGAGGGCTTGAAGTTGAGTGTTGGTTAAGCGTTGGGGATAGTAGGCTATTTTACTAATGCACCCAGTAAGCCTCTGGCCATATCCAACAGACAAATCACCAATTGTGAGACGATTTACGCCACTAGGTAAAATACCGAACGTATCTGTTTTAATAGTCCCGCCATTAAATGATGCAGCAAAATCATTAACTTTATACCCAAAAGATGATTTGTAACTTACACCTGATTGTGGCACAAACCCCGCAGACAAACCTGCTTGGTCAACTGCCCCCGAGCGGGTGTAATAAAAAATATTGCCATTTGTAAATTGAGGGGCATAAAAAGCATTGCTACTTGTGCCGTCACTAATGCCAGTAGCATTATTTCCACCTGCTTGCAATGAAATGGGTCTAGCTTCAACATAAATGCTCCCCTCATCAGCCCGATACCAATCACTAAAGTTCGTCCCCGTCATGCTCGCAGAATCAGCAGACCGTGTGACTTGTGAGGCTTGAGTTTTTACGTAAGAGGTCGGGAATGCACCCGCTTCAAGCTGTGCGCCCCATATGTAGATGCCTGAGTAGCCATCGCCTGTGACATTGAAAGCCCCTTTTGCATCGCTAACCCCTATTCCCCAAGCTGCATTTGAAGCCTCTGTTGAAGAAAAACTAACTGTAATTTTGTAAATTCCATTACCAACGTTGACAACAGTTAAAATGCCTGTTGCGGTACTGCCAGATAGAATTTGAGTCGATCCGTCAGTTAAATCAACATAATAAACACCATAATTAGCGGAACTATAATGGTATAGCCAAATAACAGATTTATTTTGTTTTTTAGCAAAGACTGTAAATGACCTTGACGCTCCTCCAGAGGTATTTGATTGATATAAATAAGAAACCGATGACGTGCTTGGGATAAGCAAATCCATCGTTAAAGCACCGTCAGGGGCAACAACTGTATTAGCTGTTACCGTAGAGCTAACCTTAGACCAACTAGCATCCCCAAAATCTTCAGAGTACAACAACAAATTAGTCCTCTGCTCCTCCACCAACAACCCCAAAGACTCCCCCGTTACAGGGTCATGGTCAAACCTTGCTGAGTTTGCAGGGGCTGTGAGTAGGGTAGGGATATAGTTGGTGATGGGCTGGGTAGTGGTTGGGGTGTAGGCTGTGACTGTATCACGGGCTTCTAATTGAGCGCCCCAAAGGTACACGCCATCTGTTCCGTTACCAGAAAAAGTAGCTGTGTCTACAGTTTCATAAAAATACAACCAAAATGATGTATGCGCAGACGTTAAAGAAACAGACACCCTATAAAACCCGTTGGCTTCGGCTGTGACGGTTGTTTGACCTGAAAAATCAGCACCTAACCCCGCAGTAGGATTAAAACTAGCAGAGCCATCTGTTAAATCAATCTGTACGTTACCAGCTGTACCACCCAAAAAGTAAAACATTGCAAAGTTATAACCCCCACCCTTTAGGTAGAAAGACATATTGTTATTTCCACTTAAAGTTGCTGGAAATGACCTGTATATTCTGTGGCTCGATAAAACAGCGTTGGGTATAACCAAGTCCGCAGTTGTTGTCCCATCAGGAGCAGTTGTGCTATTAGCTGTAACAGTAGTACTGCCTTTTGCCCAAATAGCGTTGTCAAACTCCTGACTATAAATAAACAAATTCTCCTCAGCCTTCGTAACCGTTTTCCCATCATAATAAGTCGCAGTCGATGCACGAGAATAAGTGATACGAGGGTCTAACTTCTTTGTCAGCGCAAAGGAAAGATTGAGCGAGGGGTTAATGATTGGGTAATTCTGTGAAATAGACATTATGTATTCCTTATGCGAGTGTCAGCGTAGCACTACGAACCGTACCGTCTGAGCCTTTTACTTTGACTACTAGAGATGTATCTGAGGCTAGTTCAAAAGTCATGTCAGCATTACGTGCAGGGGTCATTGAAGCCAACAAAGGTAACGCTAAACCATTAGGCGATTCAAGTGGTGCGGCATATGCTGTGGTAACTGCTGTAGCTACGGTTTTGAGGTAGGGTTGTGGTGTTGCAGAGGCTGTTAATTGAGCACCCCAAAGGTACGCACCTGAAGTGCCATCACCTGTGTATGTGTTAACAACTGCTGCCGCTACGTTATTTATAAAAAGCGTAAACCCTGCACCACTTGCACTAGAGGTCGCTGTTGCTGTAATAGTACAGCGATAAATATCATTACCAATAAGTGTTATTGTGGCATCAGTTAATCCAGCAGCAGGGTTAAATGTTCCGCTTTCTAAATCAAAAACCGCAAATGCAGTAGCTCCAAAAGCAAGACTACTTAATACCAAAGCTAAATATTGACGCTCGCCTTTTTTTGCATAAAAGCTAGAGGTGTAGCTTGTTCCGCTAATATATGAGTAATTCCCTGAATAAATATAATGATGCCCACCTGCTGCGGTTTCTACTAATTTATCCATTGTTAAAGTACCGTCAGGAGCAACAATTGCATTGGCGGTTATGGTTGTACCATTTTTAACCCAATAAGCATTAGTTAAATCTTCTGTGTAAGTCACCAAATTTGTAGCCCCGCCCCGCAACACAGCACTAGACCCTGCTAAAAACTGCTCTGCATTTACGATACCTGTGTTTACAGCATCTGTTGACACTTGAGCGGCTAAACTTTGTATATCTAGCCCTGCTAAAGTCCCACCTTCAATGACTACGCTTTCTAAGTCTTGATAAGCTAATGAGCCAAGGTATTGATTCAACGGAATCTCGTTTGGGGCTGTGCCGATATCGGCTTGGGATACTGAGCGGTCTGCGGGGTAGGTTACAAATACTTCTTTGTTGCCAACACTAAACGATACCTTTGCACCCGCATTAGACGATGACAGTACTGTGTCGCGAGTGAGGGTAGATGATGAATAAGTACCTACACCTACCTCCCACTCGGTAGCCACAGCAATATTAACTATTGTGTAATAACATTGGTTTCCGTTACCGATGGCTGTAAATGCTTGATAGCCACTAACCGCGCCACCAAGCGTAATTGTGCCCGTGCCACTAGTCGTGCTAGATTCTTTTACGCGGTCAGCTATCACTAAAGCCATGTCAGTTCCTTTAAGCCAATGTTACTGTCAGATTGCCAGCTTCAATCTTTAAGATGTCGCCAGTCTGAATGGTTTTGCTATTGTTTAATGCACCGTGATACAAAAGGTTGCCCGATGTAGAGGCGTCATAAATACCAAAGTAAGATACCGTGCCCCAATCACCTGTAGCTGTTGGGAATGTAATATCTGCGCTTGTGGTTGAAGCACCGTTGCTAGGAGCGCCAAACGTTGCTGATTGACGTGCATACGAGCCACCTGATACTTGAGTGCCTGTACCCGCATCGGTTGGGTCAGTTGTAAAGAGAGCCACATACACGGTAGCAGGACTTGTAAAGGTCGTGTTACGTAAAGTAGCGTTAATTAGTGCGTTTTCTAAATAATTCGACATTGCAGCCATGATTTATTACCTCGCTGATACTTTCATTTGTAAAGGGACACCGCTATGCTCAGAAGAGTCATCTGCGGCAGTTAATGCTGCTAAACCTCGGTCAAACATACTTGCCCATACTTGCGTTCTAGCATCATTCATTAAGTACGGCTCTGCCTCAATTAAAGCACCGTACAAAATTAAGTCTGGGCAAGTTGCTAGAAACTCATTACTCGGCACAGTATCGCCAAGGTATTCAGGCGCACCGTAGTAAAGAATTTGTAATGAGTAATCTGAGTCGGGAATCGGTGCAAACTTAAACTCGTTCGCTAATATTGTATAAAAGATAGGGATGCCAGACTCTTGCACCCGTGCATTGCGGTTAAACAATGAGGGTGACATATATTGCAAATCTAATACTGGATTTGTGTTTAGAAATAAAGTACGCAACTCTAAGAAGTCCGTAGGCAATGAAACGGTAGAATCACCGCCTGTTGTGAGTGTTTCGGCTGACTTGAGCATCTGTCTGATACGCAAGTTTCTACGCAAGCGAACCTCTGCTAGACGAATAAAATCAGGTATGACCGCAGTTAAGTCGCTTCTAGCTAAGTAATTAGCAATTGTCGTCTTTAGGTCGCTGTAATTGGTTATCATTTAATATCACCCCAGCCGTATTCTTTTGTGCCGATATGCTTAATGTACTTTGAAAGCACATGGTCAACATGCGTTTTAATATTAAAATCCTGCGCCTTGATGCAAAAATGCACATCCTCGCCAATTATACTACCTGCATCAGTCCAAAGTATGTCAAACCACGGCTCGGCAATTTTACTAAACACAGATGTTCTTGTTAATGTCACACCAAAACCAACAGCAGATACTTCCTCTACATAATCTTTTCCTACGCTATTCACTTTCTTAAACACGGCAGATTCATCTATCATTTCTACATTTAACGCAGTAGGCAAAACAGGCTCTACACGAGTCGTAGCGTTGACCCCGCATATATCCACACCGTGCGCCAATAAAACCTCATACGTGTCGGCAGGAAAGCGCATATCACTATCAATCCACAAGATTGCTTCAGCACCTGCATCTATCGCTGTCTTGGCAAGTTTTTCTCGTTGATGAAAGATAAGTGTGCCAGGCATTTGAAACAATAAGACTTCATCGCCCATCTTTGTTTGATACGCTACCAATCGAGCTAAATCAAAACAAAAGCCCGACATTACTTGGTCACGGCATGGTACGCAGATAGCTAACCTCATACCGTACCTGGTCTTGTTCTAAAGAATCTGTTATCGGGGTTATTTAAGAACATTCTGAAAGCCTTTTCATCAACAACTGCAAAGCCACGCATTACATTCTTTTTATTTAAATCATCTATCACAGTCAACGGTAATCTAGCAACGTGAGTTAAGTCGCCCCACTTGTCTTGTGATGACACTTCATTAAACATCTTTTTATTAGACTCAATAATGTGGCTAACGTCTTGCTTGGTCTCTAATATCAAACCACCATCGCCATCATTGTGAGCAATTGTATGTCTGCCAGCTAGGGCGTCAACATTTAAGTATTTTTTCATGTAAATACGGAGGCGAGTTTCCCCGCCCCCGTTGTTAGCTTAGATTAAAGTGCCATGTTTAAATCAAAGACACCGCCATGAGCTGCTTCGTTGCGAACTTCTAAAGTCAACTCTGCAAGAATCTGAGTCTTGTCGCTGTCGCCAGTCTTAGCCAATTCATTTGTTTGGAATGGGCGTAAGTAAGCTACTGCGGCAAATTCAGGGTCAAGCACCAATGCGTCACGGTCACGCATAAAACGGTCAGGTACCACAGAAACTGACCCGAAGTCGCTCAAATAAACATCGGCCGCGCCAATGATGGTTGTAGGTGCATCAGCAGGGGCCATATAACGTTGAGCGGCAATACCTGCAAAGGTTGACACTTTCTGCTTACCAGCCGCGCCAACTAACAACACTTTAGGTGAGCCACCTGACACAAATACTTCGCTGATAACTGTCTTTAAGAGTGTCTCAGTAAATGCACGTTGTGTGCCGTCTGTACGAGTAGATTCACCGATTGTCAATGGGTCAACACCACCTGTACCGACTGAAGTGTTAGTCTTAATCCATGACAACATTGATGCCATCTTGCGAGCGGTTGAGCTGTTGCCAGCAGAACGAGCTTGGTTGCTTGCCAAAATGGTTTCGATGTCCCTTTTTAATTCTGAAGACGCGCGCGCAAGTTGATAGGCTTTTTCAGATTTTCTGCCTGCTTTGTTAACGGTGTCTAAAGTGCCAGATACCTGAATAGTCTTTTGAACGATTTGGGTATAGTTACCAAGACGTACTGTTGGTGAAATGGTGGCTGAAGTAGCGTCAGCACCCTCAACTGCGGCGTTAGCGGTAGTTGCGGCGGCTAGGCTATCTGTCTGCCATTCGTGGTACACGGCTGTAGCTTTGCTACGTGCCAATGTGTTAAGCAAAGGTGTTTCTGTTGGGCTGATGCTATAGATAACATCAGATAAGTCTTCGCGCTGACCGATGGCGGTATGTGCGGTAAATGTAGCCATGATAGTTTCCTAAATAAATTTTTCAAAAAGGTTGGCGGCATCTGCTACTCGACCTGAGTTTCGTAGTTTTTGCCTTAGTTTATTTGTCTGTTCCTGCTCGGGACTCCGTTGTACTGATGCACCTGACTTAATCATTCTTGGGGCTTCGGACACTTTCTTAATCACGCCTGGCCGCTTACTGACTAGTTTGTCATACTGCATCGCTTTGTACAGAGTCATTACTGCGCGAGAGTCGTACACACTTGCTAACTCTTGGTCTGTCCAACCTATTGATTTTGCAAATTGGCGAATTTCCTTTCGGACTGTTTCACCTTGCTCGGGGCTTGCTAACTCAGGTATGGCTTGGGTTAGCTTTTCAGCTTCGACTGCAACGTGTTGCTGTAATAATTCACGCTGTTCAGATTGTTGCATTTGTGCAATTCTGTTGCGCTCCATTTGTATAGCGGCAAGTTGTTTGTCATTTTGCTGTTGTTCAGCCACTCGAACTGCATAACCAATTGGGTCAGTTTCCTTTAAAAGTTGCAAGTCCTCTTGTGGTTGCTGAGAGATCATCTGCTCCACTAATTGCAATTTCTGAGAGTACTGGTCTCTTAATTGTTTAGATTGCTCAACGCTTGCTTTATCTTGCTCAAGGTTCTTGCGAGCCTCTGCAAGTGTTTGGGTTTTTTTAGTATAGTCTGCTTCCCGTTGATAGCCGTTAACAAGCTCATCAAGCGTGACCTCAAGCTCTTCGCCACTTACTTTGACTCGATACTTAGGTTGCTCTTGCTCTTGTTCCTCTTCACCAACTTCGTCTTCCGACTCATCTACCTCATACGAGTCTTCAGTAGCCTCCGCCTCTACCTGTTCTTCTTGTTCGGCAACGGGTTGCTCTTCCGAGTCCTCACCGCCCATAAGCCCAAGCATTGCATTTGCCGCACCGTCTACTGACAGCGTTCCATTACCCTCAACGGGTGTCATGTTTTCGCTCATCTTTACCCCTAACCAAGTTTCCCTGCTTGGCTCAGTTTACAGCGAAATGCTGTGAAATCAAAATATCTTGCGCCGCTTTGCGTCTATCTGCTTTTGTGCCGCCAAAGACTCAAAATGCGCTACAAACTTGTTGACCGCTAGTAAGCCACGGTAAGCGTTTTCTCGCTCATCATAATTCTCAGGATTGCTATTTACAATTTCATCCATATAGCTTTTCTTTATAGCCTCTACTTCACCCATAAAGAACTCATCGTTAATTAAGTTTAAGGCAAATTGTGCGTTAATCAATTCTGATTGCCACCGTTAAAGTTTCCGCCCATTACATAGCCGCCATCACCTTGACTAATTTGGTTGTTAAAACGTGGGGCAACTACAGGTGCAGGGTTTGTCATACTAGGCGTATATTTCCTAACCGCAAAGTCAGCAGGTATTTGGTTAGCGCTTGGCAAATTAAAATTCATTGGTATTGCGCCACCAAAGAACGGGTTTGCCACCTGTGGTCGATACGAAAAGTCTTGTGTCGGCATCTGAGGCATTTGGGTCGGCAACCTAAACGGCTGTTGCATTTGTGGCATCTGTTGAGGCATCTGTTGAGGCATCTGCTGTGGCATTTGCTGTTGAAACGATTGCACAGAGTCAGCTATTTGTCTGTCTAAGATAGGGTTTCCGCTCATAATGGGCTAATCCTTGGGTCATTAGTAATATCGGCTTGCATCGCGGCTTGTTTAAGTGCAATCTCAGCCGACAATTCCTCACGCTTTAATTGTAATTCAAGCGCCATTTTTTCACGCTCTAATTGCATATCTAGCGCCGCAGCTTCTCTCTGTTGTTGTAACTCTGCGGCAGTCTTCTCTCGCATAAGCTGAATATCAGCCTGTGCCTTTGCTTGCTTTGCCTCTATGTCAGCCATTGCCTTTTGCTTAGTTATCTCAACTTGGGCTTGGGCTTGCTGGAGTAGAGCTTGCATATTTGGGTCAGGCTTGGGCTGTTGGGGTTGTGAAATCTGCTGTTCAATCTCTGGCGTGATTTCTTTAAAGAACTCTGCTGAATCTGAAAAACCTGCGGCTTCAATAAACCTCCCCAAAGTTTGGCGATATTGACTGACTGTTACTAGCGGATTAGATGCACCGTATTGTTGAATGATAGCTTCTTGCTTGGCAAGCACCATCTGCAACATTGTCATCTGCTCTTGCTTGTTACCTGTACCCAAACCTACATTAATCTGCATATCATATTGATTTGACCATTCGCGTGGGTCTATGGGTACGTACTTGCCACGCAATCTAATGATGGCGGGTTTGTCTTGATACTTGCAAACTAGGTGCAATATTCCCATAAAAAGGCTTTTAATGCCAGTTTCAGCAAATATACGAGCGATTAACTCTAACTTTCCACCACTTGCTTGGCTACTAGCGGCAATCGCAGCGGCGGTAACGTTCTGCAATATGTCAGGGTTAAGACCTTGTTGCATATCAGAAATACCTGTGCGTTTACCTTGCACATCGTCTAAGTATTGAAGCATGGGGAATGCTTGAGAAATAACACTTGGCACTAACATCGGCACAACCGCGTTTGGGTTTTTCATACGCACGATACCGCCAGGCGTACTGGTCAATAAGTCATCAAGGTTTACCTGCCCCTCTACCGCACCCACACGAGAGTTGTTACTTAGGTATAGGTTGTCAAGCATTTGACGCACTACGGTTGATTTGATAAGTTGTAAGTCCATTGTGCGGTCAGCCATTGACTCGCCAAAGAACTTGTGTGGAATAGGTATCGGACAAAGCGAATGAAACGGCACGTAGTCAGTTTCGGTATTATCTAAGATTTCTGAACCTGCGTAGTAAATCTGTCTAAACTCAGCTATGCCATCGCCATCGTAATCAGTCTTAAGATAGCACTCGTACAACTCAATCTCTTGCATTGAGTCATCTAAACTTTCGTCTTGGTAAGGTTGCTCACCATTAGAAAACCGTGCAAGTCGTTCGCTTGTGTATGACAACTCATCGTATGCAGGTAATGCGGCAACGGTTTCAGCGTCAAAGCCCATTGAGATAAGGTCTGAACGTGTCATAAGCTTTCGGTGCGCTACAAAGGGAGCATCATCAATGCTAGTCGCTTTCTTTGACATCAAGAATTCTTCAGGTGGTACGTTTTCAATTTTGACGCCACCCTGCTTAGTCTTCTTGCCAACCGTGATAGAGTTATAACGTAACTTCAATGGTTGACCCATCTCGTCTAGTTGCTCTACATCTATCTCTTCGGCTTCCTGCTCAATCACATCTAATGTGCCATCAGCAAGTAGCATGACTACTTCATCGTCTGTCAGATTCTCGTATGTTTCTTTCTTTTGTGTTGTTTTTGTGTCCCAGTATGCTTTGACAATACCTGTCTTTTGCATAAGCGCATCTTTTAGCCAATCGTGCAAGATGGCAAAGCCTGAGTTCTGCGTATAGAAGACCCAATTGCAATACTCGGTAGCTTGTTTAGCGCCCTCTTCATCGTTTGGCCCACGCGGTTCAAAGCGCACAATGTCATCAGATTGGGTAAACACTCGCAACAATTGTGGCAATGCGCCATCAATAGCTTCGGCAACCTCACCCGTCACAATTTGACTGCGACCCTCAACCTCATTTCCGTATGGGTTACGCAAGTAATATTCAAGCGCCTTGGCTCTTGATTCTGTTGTTTCTGAGTCTAGGTAGCCAATGGCATTATCAATCTCTGCCTCTAAGATTGACTTTAATTTACCCTCATCCATTTTTATCCTCGCTATGTGGGCGACCACGTTTAGGCTGTAATTGCGCTATTTTACGCTCAAGCTCTTCAATTCGCGCCAATAAAGCATCATAATCTGCTTTTGTAGGCATACTTCCCTTTGGTAACACCCACATTACACGACCCACCCTGTATTGACTTTCAAAGGTTTTGACCAACTAACTGTGTCATTCATGCCAACCGCTAAGTAGCGCAAGCTATCGCTACCGTGTGATGCCCAGTCGTGCAATGGCTTGTCATAAAAGACGTTACGCTTTTCATCAAATTCTCTACGATAGTTTCTAATACATTCTAACCCATCTTTTGTGTTAGGCAAATTGAACCAACAATTAGGCAACATAGAGCGTACAGCCTGTATGCCATCATCTATGCTTAACCGTGGCACAACCGTGCAAGATAGTCCCGCCTCTTGTAATACCTCTAACCGACTCTTACCTGTCCCCAACTCTCTGACTTGTACATCGTGTGGCAATAGCATCTCTGCTTGCTTCCACCCTCGATTGGTAAGCTCTCTTACATACCAGTCCAAACCTTGACCGTGATTCTCAAAGTAATCCATTAAGCGTATTTCTTTGCCTAGCACTTGAGCCACCCAAATAGAGGTGCTGTCGCCCATGCCTAAGTCCCAACTTACATACGTCTTTAGTAAATCACTACGAGCAATGGTGCAAAAACGGTTTTCAGACTCAAGGTCGTTCATAATCTTGCCGTAATAACTACCCTCGATTGCAGCGTGAAAACTACACTCAAACTCTTGGTTGTATTTGTCTTCACCCATCTCGCGCTTGGCGGCTTCTAATTCATCGGCATCTACAATGTTTGTTTGTGAGGCTTTAAACTCTAAAAGTTGCCAACCAATCTCTGTCTCTGCTCGGTCTCGCAACTCTTTAAAGTGATTCTGCCCCTTTGGTGTGCCGATAAAGATAGCCTTACCCTTGCGGTCAGCAAGCGCAGGACGAATAATCTCGTTCCATATCTTTGGGTTTTGGTCAGCAATCTCATCTAGCACTACTAAGTCAAAGTACTGACCACGCAATGAGTCAGGGTTATCTGAGCCGTACAACTGGATACGCCTATCCCAAAAGTCAACACGTAACTCAGCAATGTTAGCCACAGCATTTAGTGGTCGCGTGTAGTGCGTAAGGTAATCCCACGCTACTCGTTTCGCTTGAGAGTATGTGGGTGCTATGTAACCGATACGTGGGCGTTCTAGCTTGCAATCAATTGCCGCCTTGATAGCAGCGTTTATAGCATTTACCGTTTTACCAAACCTTCGGTGAGCCACAACAACAACAAATCTGTTGCTTTCAATTGCATCATGTATTTGAAGCTGTTGCTCGCGGGGTTTGTATGGTATGACTATTTCTGCCATTTGACAACCAAATCGCCGCCATCGGCTCCAGCTATTTCGTGTCTATCTGTTTCTTTCCACCCAGCCCGTGTTTTTAACCAAAATATCATAGCTGTTGTGTTACCTGTTTTGGCTTGCTCGTACAACGACCTACCAATAGCGGCATTGGCATCTACCCTACCATTATCTAATTCACGCTTATAGTGTTTAACCAAGGTGTCTGCGCTTATCTCTAATTTCGTAGATATGTCCTCATGCCGTACACCTACAGCAGCTAAAGTCATAGCTAATTTTTTAGTTTCGTCTGTTGGAACGTGTAATTTTCCCTGAGTCATCTTTATAACTCCGAAACCAGTGCATTAAAAGTTTCTTTAGTAGATTCTAATGTAGCTTCTTTGCCTGTAAATTCCTGCCAGCGTTTAACTATTACATCGCAGTATTTAGGGTCTAGTTCCATTATTCTGCATAACCTGTTTAATTTTTCACAGGCGATTAAAGTAGTACCTGTTCCACCGAAACAATCAATAACAATTGCATTTCTTCCTGTGAAATTAGTAATAATGTTTTCAGGCAAATATACTGGAAATGTTGCCTTATGTACTTTTGAAAATTCATTACCTGATGCCGAAACACCTTCTATAACATTGTAATAAGACCCTTGACCAAATTGAGGGTTTAAGAATTTTCTTTTGCCATCACCAAAACACAATATAAATTCAACAAGGTTGTTTATTATTCCTTTTTGTATGTGAGGTGCAACATTTTTCTTTTTCCAATAAATTACGTCTTTAAAACAATCTCCAAATTC